CATCCTAAGACTTGGTGCACCTAATGGGAATCGAACCCATCTGCTTCTGGCTTCAAATCCAGCTAACAAACCATTCCAGCGCATATATTTACTTTCTTCCTTTTCTCCATCCATCTGGAATCTCAGAAGAACTTTTTATTTTTTTACTTTCAGAACCATTCGTTATCCATATGGTGCCAAATTGAGAATTTTTATTTCCAGCTCCATGACCTTGGAGAGAACTTTTTATTTTAAATTTAGACTCATCAGTATGTTGTTTGCCAAGAAATCCTTTTGGGTGATTAAACCATTGTTTACCGCCATTAGCAACGAGCAATTCCACATACTTTTGGTGAGCTTTAGATGCAGATTTTCTTTTAACATCTATATGCACAGAATTACTCATCATCTTCATATGCTGTTTACTTTTAGTTGGATTCTCCACCCATTCATTTAGATAATCAAAGCCTCCAAAACCACCTAACTTAAGATTATACGTATTTTCTTCAGCAAGAAATTCAGCATTAACTATCTCAGCTTCTTTGGCATACATTTCTTCAGCTGTATCGAAAACAAATAATATCTCTTTATTAAAGTTTTCAATACCATATTTTTCTTGTGCATATTTTAGATACTTTCCAGAACCTGAATAATTGTCATCAAGACGTTTGGTCTTATGCGTTCCAATATAGAACTTGCCATTAATCTTGTTTGTTATTTTATAAACAGTATAGTACATATAATTCTCCTATTCTATATCTATTTATAATATTCGAGTTTTGACTAAACTCAAGGGCGGAAAGCAGAGGAGTCGAACCCCATCCCATTTCTGAGAACCGAGTTTTCAAGGCTCGTCGCCGCACCAACGCAGCTGCATTACTTTCCATAACTGGCGGAGATAGTAGGATTTGAACCCACGAACCCTTTCGGGTTGCTTGTTTTCTAGACAAGTGCCATAAACCAGACTCGACCATATCTCCATTATATAACAGGATTCGCTTTTGCTTTTTGATAATAAAAGGGTTTTTAATTGCTGAAAGAATCCTAAAACTGGTACCTCTGGAGAGAATCGAACTCCCGTCTCAGCGTTCGTAGCACCGTATTCTAATCCGTTGAACTACAGAGGCATAAATTAGTGCACATCGATCAATTGGGATTCTTACCCCAGCATTTCTCAACTTGTGCAACCAAGCTGACGCAGTATACACTGCAAAGACGACCGAGATGGCGAGATCGTCTACTATTTACTTTTCGGTTAATTACTCCGACTAATGTGGTGCGGGCAACAGGACTCGAACCTGCGACCTGAACGTTGGCAACGTTCTGCTCTACCAACTGAGCTATACACGCATAAACTTTGGTCTCCGTAGAAGGATTCGAACCTTCACCACACCGCCCCAAACGGTGTACGCAACCTGATAACGCTTTACAGAGATAACTTGGTACTCGATAGGGGAGTTGAACCCCTCTTACTGGGTTGAAAACCCAGTGTCCTAACCGATAGACGAATCGAGTATAAATTTGGTGGAGACCGAGGAAATCGAATCCTTCTAGACATCCTCCTTGCAAGGGAGAACCGTAGCCCACTACTGTCCCCAAATTAGGGTTAGTTTCTATAGCACCCATTGAAACTAACAAACGTTGAGTAACCATGCATCAAAACAAGATTACTATTTGCTCTGGCTCCGTGTGAGGGAATCGAACCCACCTAATCATTGATTAACAGTCAAGTCCTTGCACCATGCTTGGATTTCACGGAATAAAAATAACAGGATGATTTTGACGAACATGTCAAATTAAAAGTTTGGTGTTCTTGTTGATTGCAGAACTCATCCTAAAACTGGCGACGCATGGGAGAATCGAACTCCCGTCTATGGATAGACAATCCACGATAATGCCATTATATGAATGCGCCGTAACTTGGTCCTCTCGAAAGGAATCGAACCTTAGGTCTATCGCTTATCAAGCGAGTGCTCTACCATTGAGCTACAAGAGGAAATACTTTGGTGCCTATGAGTGGACTCGAACCACTAACACATGGATTTTCAATCCACTGCTCTACCATTGGAGCTACACAGGCAAATTGGGGAGATGTACGAGAATCGAACTCGTGATAACGGAATCACAACCCGTGGTTTTACCACTAAACTAACAACTCCATAAACCATATGGAAACACACTGGCTTGCAAGACTCCTACTAACCTTTCGAAGATGTCGCAGTTAGTATTCAATGTGTTTTCATATGGTAGGGGCACAGGGAATCGAACCCTGATTACATGGTTAAAAGCCACGTACTTTAGCCGTTAAGTTATACCCCCATATGGTCCACTCTCTGAGATTCGAACTCAGCCTTCATAGGTTAAGAGCCTAGTATGCTGCCAACAACATCTAGAGTGGTTGTACGTATTATTTTGATTTTACGTGCCAACTCAGACCATACGGGGGATCTGAGTGACACTAACGTTTACCTGAACGTTTCATGCTACTCTCCTTGTTAATAAACTTACCAAACAGAAAAATACTCCGCAGGAGTCGAACCTGCCTACCCGAAAGCTATCGGGCTGTAATCCGCTACATCGGCTTGCGCTTGCCTTTGAGTATATTTCTGTTTGGCACCCGAGGTAGGAATCGAACCTACAATAACAGAGTCAAAGTCTGGTGTGTTACCACTACACTACTCGGGAACATACGACTTAGGCAATACTAACAGGGCATTCGATATCGGCGTTAGCCAAGTCGCTTACCCCGACTTTCAAACCTAAGTCGCAATAAAAACTGGTGCAGATTTTTAAAGATCTAAAGCTAATCAAGAGATCAAGATCAGCGAGGCATTTATTATACATCAGCTAAGATATAGAGTCAACACCTTTTTGGATAACCTTACTAACCGTAGGGTCTTCCAAGGTTTCATGGGAATCGCTTCTCATTCAACCTAAGACATAATCTTACATCATGTCAGCGTTATTGTCAACAACTTTCGGAAAGACCTTACTGTTAGTAGGGTTTCTTTCATCATCGTTCTTCACACTAACTAAGCATTGATTATACAGCACAAGTGCTTTACCGTCAACACCTTTCTTTAAAGACCCCACATCGTGGTAGACTATAAAGCAAAAAACCCTCGAGACTTTCATCTTCGAGGGTTTTGGTAAAGAGACTTATTCTCTTACATCTTCTTACCAAAACCCTTCGTATCCTCAATCGCATAGCCAGAACCTTCTACAAATGATGGGCGTGTGCTTGTCCATCCGTTATTCAACGGTAGCTGTTTATGCATTTTGGAACAAGAGAGTAACATAGTAGAAAGAATTCTATCCTAGAAGTTGATTGAAGTCAAGTGGTTTGTTCAACCACCTGTAGATCTATTTAGACAATATCTTAGCTCAGTTTGAACTATTTGTCAAGTATTTTGAAATTATTTTAGTAAGTCTGCCACACACTGTGGAACTACTGGCTCCAACATCCTCTCAGGATGCCAAACAATACCAAAGATTGGAAGATGTTCATGTCTGAACGCTTCGATGGTCTGATCAGCCTCATGCATTGCAATTGGAATCATCCCTTTACCAAGAGTCTTGATTGTCTGTCCGTGGTAACTATTTACAAGAACCTTCTTACCATCCATCACAACTTCATGATCTGTTTTATCATGAGTTGGCACCAAATTCCAATCAATGTCATTCTTACCACCAGTAAGATCATTGATTGCAAAAGCACCATGACACACACCAAGGATCGGCTTTTTATTCTGCACGGCATGATAGAACAATGCGTTCTCTGTGTAGTTTCTAGCAACAGAATCAGTGCCACCAGAAAGAACTAAACAATCATACTCGATGTCAGGAACAAATCCAGTATTGGCTACTGGAATGAGATGATGACTGCTTAGAAAGGAGTACCAACTTCTCTCCAAGCAGTCAAACAAGAAATTATTTGGAGGGATCCGAAAATCCCTCTGTGAAATCAAAATTTTCATAACAAAGGGATTAGGTATTAGACGCTAGCTTCTTTACCATTGAACGCAACACATAGGTCACGATGTGGTTCGCCATACGCTTCTAGCATGATTGCTTGAACTTCTGGAGAAGCAGTCTTGAAGTCACCCAAAGATGTGCAAGAACATTCGAACAAGTCCCAAACCATTTCTTTAACATGAGAAAGAGCTTGTGCTTGGGCTTCTGGAGTTGTTACCAACTTCTCGAGCATCAAACGACCAATGTTAGAGTGGAACTTCTCGTCACGAGCAACACGGTCATAACGCTTCTGGATGAACTCATCACCAGCGCATTGAGCCATTGTTTGCCATACTTTAGCAGCACGACCTTCAGCCATGTATTGGTACATGTGCATCATGATTGGATTATCATGGGCTTCGTACTTCTGGATCAAAGATGCGCCCATACGAACGTCAACTTTACCATACTCTTTCCAGATTGCTTCTAGGTCTGGTGCTTCACCAGTCAAGTGCTCTAGAACTTCGTAAACGATACGGAAGTGTTCTGCTTCGTCCCATGCTTGCTTAGAAAGCAAACGGCATTCTTCTGGGTTAGTCAAAGCTGGTAGTTCGGAAACTTTCTTAGAAAGTTCGATCATGTTCATACGTTCGTTAGACAAACGGATGTGGAAGAAGTTAGCGAGCTTTTCTTTGTCGCCCTTTACTTCGTCGAAGAACTGACGTGTTTGGATCTCAGCCACTTTGTGTAGTGGCATGAAGGATTCCCACAGGTCGTCCAAGAATTCTTTTGCTGGTTTAGCAGTTGCTGTCATTTGATTTTTCCTTTAAGTATAAAAGTTAAAGTGTTGTTGAAATAGAGGCACATCTTGTACCTCATATTCTATTTATAAGAGAAATAGACTCACTTTTGGTTATTTTTTGATAAAACTGTATCTACAAGAGGTTGCCACTGTTTTTCACGTGTTTTCACCCACAATTTCATGGCTTCTGGGTTTTGTAGAACCTTGTTTTGAACCAATAGGTTGTCATAGAAGATAGCCTTAACTTCATCAGAATTCAAAGCCTTAGTGAACTCTCGGTTGTACCATTCGATAACATCTTTCGGTACACCAGCTGGAAGCATTAAAGCCCACATTCCAGATACATTGAAATTAGGAATAGCTGTATCCATAGTTTGGGCTTCTGGAATCTGAGCTAATGGTATAATACCACTCAACGCTACAACTTGCACTCGTCCATCTCTATAGAATGGATTAGCCACTGCAGATGGGACGATAGCAAACCGTACATGACCACCAGCTACATCGTTCAATGCATCGTTTGGACCTTTGTGGTCTACACGAACAACATCAGAGAACTGAACTTTTGCAGCAATAGATTCATAGACCAGTCTAGCACCACCGCTTGCAGCAATAGTTACCTTCTCGGTCTTAAGAGCCTGAACCAATTGTTTTGGAGTTTTTACTGGATCGCCAGACTTAGCCACGACAACGAATGGGCTAGTAGCAATATGAGTTGGATAGACAAAACTATCAACATTGTATGAACGACCATCACCTTGAACAGAAACCTTGTCCATAGCTGCAATCCCTGGAACAGAGACGTTAGTTACAGAGTACCCATCAGCTGGACGCTTGCTCAATTCTTCAGTACCAATAACACCACCAGCACCTGGACGATTAGTGATAACAAATTTTGCACCAGTGTTTTGTTCAACTTGTTTAGCTAGGACACGGAATGAGAGTTCATTCACACTTCCAGGTGTCCATGCCATAATCGCTTCAATCGGTTTTGTCGGTTGCCACGCAAAAGCAGAAGCAGACATCACCATCAACAAACTAATTACGAGTTTTTTCATATTCTTTCATCATCCTATTCATAAAATCTTCATCAGATTCATAGTTAAAAGACCACTCCCAAAATTGTTTCAGGAGTGGTTTGGTTTCATTAAGCAGCCATTTCAAATTTGTAATCATATGCTTCTTCAACGATCTTAGCAGCTTCTGGAAGGAATGTTGTTCCTTTTGCAGAGATAGCGTATAAGTCTTTGCGCATTTCATTAGCCAATTCAGTGGCACGTGCTTGGGCTTCTGGTGTAGTAACCAGTTGCTCTAATTTCCACTTACCGATGTTGGAGTGGAATCCTTCGTCACGAGCGATCTTAGCATAACGGTGGCTAATAAAGTCGTCTTCAATAGTCTCAGCCATTTGATTCCAAACTGCTTCGGCACGACCTTCGGCGATTGTTTGATACAATGCTAGTGCTAGATCGTCAGTTTGTGCTTCGTACTTGTCCAATAGGCTAGCACCTTTATTCTTAATACGAGTTTCCCAAGATGCGGCTGCTGCTTCTAAGTCCACGGCTTCACCTGTGATGTGCTCAATAACTTCTTTTACCATACGGTAGTGTTGGGCTTCGTCAAGTGCTTGTTTGCTCAGCAACTGAAGTTCTTCAGTACTGGTGTTTAGTGGCATTTCTGCAATTTTCTTGGAGATTTCAATTAGGTTCATACGTTCGTTAACCATACGACCAGTAAAGTGGTCTACAAGAGTTTCCTTGCTTGGGTTAGATTCGAAGTATGCCTTTACCTGCATTGCAGATGCTGTGAATAAAGGTTGATTGGCTGCAGCTAGTTCGCTGACAAATTCTTTTGCGGCTTTCATCTTAAGTTCCTTTTGATTATTGACTGGTTAATCGCTGGGTTATTCAACGCTGGGATTTGTATTCTATTTATAATTCTTAATTCGGCTTGGGTAGGCTTTTAACGTAAGGAAGCCACTGTTTTTGTAGTTCTACCATATCTTTACGAACACCCTTTGGGCCAACTGATTTTGGGTCTAAGAAGATGTAGTTCTCTTCCATAAACTTCTTGTATTCAGCTGTTTTTAAGGCTGGAATGAAGTTCTTTTCGTACCAGTTGGCGATCTCTGGTGGGGTATTCGGAGGCAAAGCTACGTTCCAGCAACCATATACATTTAGTCCAGGAACTGAGTCTTTCATTAATAGCACTTCAGTAGGGATACCAGCAAGTTTAGTTTCACCTGCAATACCGATTAACTTAACCTTACCTGTAGAGACAAGTGTATTTGCGATAGCGATAGGCATAACACCAAACTCAGTGCCAGTTTTACCATCATATTGGGCTACGCTAGTAACTGCAGGCACTGGACCTTTGAAAATAATTGGTTGAACCTTCTCTTTGTTACCATTGACATTCTGCATAAAATATTCATATGCTAGGTAATGTGCAGAACCACCAACAGCAAAGTTGATCTCACGTCCAGATGTCACTTCTTTAACAAGTTCAGGAATACTATTTACATTGCTCTTAGAACTAGCAACAAACGCCATTGGGCTTTTACCGATGTTAGTCACTAGGGTTAGATCTAATGGACTGCGTGTGATTAGGTTAGAAAAGTGCACTTCTGAAAATAAGAAGCCACTCACACAAGAAGGAATACCAACAGTATAGCCATCTGGTTTGCTCTCTAGTAATTGCTTGAGCATGATGTTACCATCTGCTCCAGGTTTATTCTGAAGAACAAAGTTAGCCTTACCTGTATTCTCAATGTAAGATGTGATCAATCGAGCAGTAACCTCACCACCAGAACCCGCTGTAGTAGGTAGTAATACCGTGATTGGTTGTTTTGGTTCCCATGCATTGGCTAGTAGGGGGAACAATAGTACTAGTAAAAACTTTTTCAATTTAATTTATTCCTGTGTTATTTGGACAATCATACATTTTTCTTAGGGTATTTATTTCTGAGAAAAATTGTTTAATGCGTTCGATCATAGAAAATCTTTCATGTATAGTGAAGTTCCGTCGACCAAGTCCATGACCCAATAGTGATCAACGATATGATAATGAGATGTCTGAACTACTTTATTGGCAGCATAGAAATCAAGCCCACAATCTTTTAGAAACTTCTTCGAAGCCCACTTGTATGTCTTTGGATCTGGTGATAGAAACTTCTCTTCGTATCTACCAATAGACCATTTCTGAAAGTCTACTGTATCATAAAAGGCAAAGAATCTATCAGCGTTCGGCAGCGCACGTTGGCGGTTGACCTTACCCATCTGCCACTTAGAATTTAGTTCTATGAACGACAGATACTCTGGTACAGTTTTGATAGGAGCACCTGGAAAGTTTTCCATCATCAATCCCACCATCTCAACTTGATCTCTATCGAGATAGTCTTCCCATGCCATGGTAAACTCGTTTGGCTTTAATGTAAAGTATCTACCGTATAGTTGGTCACCAAGATAACCACTGACAATTATACCATCATCAAAGGTTGGAGTCAAAAGTGGTAGAGTAATATGACATTCAACATTTCTGGGAACAATATGTTTCTCCATCATATTAGCAGATTCAACAATGGAGCTAACGTTACAGAAAACCTTTAGTTGTTTTGGATCAGCAACTTCCATCAAAGCAAACAGTGCAGTTGTGCTGTCTAAACCACCAGACCACGAGATATTTATCTTCTTACCAGTAGCAACTAAACGCTCAGCAGTCTCTAGGCAGATCTGTTTGAATGGTTTGTTGAAAGAAGAATCATACTCAGGCAGTGGTTCGTACTCTGCCATCTTTAGATAGTGTGGCAGTGTCCTAGTTCTATCTTGGAACATGTCCATATTACCCTGATGGATTCTACCATCACTCATGTCCCACTGTTCAAGATTCAACTTCTGATAGATTGGTAGAACTTTATCAAAGTGTTCTGACTTGTAATGATCTAGCTTCGGAGATTCAATAATCTTATCAGCCCGCAGTCTGTGTATAATGCAGTTTCGAATCATTCTAATCTCAATCTAACAGGTAGGATGCCTTCACGAATACCCCAATTACCATTATGGTCAGTAACAATGACATAGTCTTTATTCTTAATGAATTTATCTTTGTTATCTCGAACATATTTTATAACAGATGGTGGAGCAATAATCATAGACTCTGGCACTAATATTTCATAAGCATCAGTGAACTTGGTAAACTCATCTTCATTAGAAGAGTCATACCAGAATATTTCTTTTAGAGTTCTTACATTACTGCCAATACATGGGTAGAATGGAATGCTCCATATCCATCCTTTAAGAATCGGTTCCATATCATGTTATAAGATGTTGAGCAAGAACCATACAAGAGATCCAAGCCCACAGAGTGTTGAACGCCACAAGAGTTGGCAGCAGCTTCTTATTGCTCGCCCAAATCAGAGTCACGCTTGTTGCAAGAGTCAAGAAGTACAACCACCAAATCTGGATACCAAAGATAAGTCCAGGGACGATGATAACTGCTTTAGCTGTCCAACTTGCAAACTCTACTATGTTATAGTCAGTCCAGTATTCTTTCGTGAACCACATCTTGTAACATTCAAGAATCTTGCGCCAGTTGCTATGGAAGTATGATATACCAATAAGAACTGACCATACTGCTGTTGCTACTAAGATCTGCTCAAGTGTCATTTTGATTCCTCTATTTTCATTCGATACTTCTGTTGTAAATTTTTGACTGTGGTGACTGACTTAGTATAGAAATGTTCAACCGATTCGCTTGGCACTTTCATACCAGATACCTTGAAGATCTCTTCAGCACCAACTTTTACCTGAGCATCGTTGAGAATAATAGCGATGGCTTTACGTCGGGTTTCGTCCATTGATTTTGGTGCAACTGTGATGTTGAAAACATAAGGAGCATCAATACCAATTTCATTTAGGGTCTTAACATTTGGTGCATTTGGAAGTCGAGTTGGACAAGAAGCAGCGAATGCTTGTAAGTTTGGATTCTTAGTCTTCATCGCTTCATATGATTCGTAGCGATCAACAACCATAAAGATTCCATTGTTGCCTGCCATGTTTACTAGAGCATCGTTATTTGATTTGAAGACAATGTACTTGACATTGAATTTGTACTTCTCACCAAGAGCCAACGCAGTTAAGTGTGTAGCATTACCGAAACCTACACCACCGACAGTAAGTTCTTTATTGGCATTGATTGGCCCATTGGTAATAACAGCCCAACAAGCATCACCAAGAGCATGGATAGGAATATAATCAGATTCAACCAACTTACCAGAAGCAATGTTCTCAACAAACGCTGGTGCAATGATACCAAGACTATTTGAGTCCATAGATTTTAATGCGATCATCTGATTACCACCTGGACGGAACTCCAACACAAAGGTATAGATCTTCTGCGCTTTGTTAGCTTCATCGATGATCTTATACATTGCAGGTGTGCCAGAATGTGTTGGGCTATAAGGCGATAAGATCTTGATAGTTTCAGACGCAAAGGCAGAAGTACACAACATCATTAGAGCTGCTAGAAATTTCTTCACACTTTCTCCGTTTCAATATTACATTTAACTAAAAAATTCAACCCATCTTCATTACGGTATGAGTTGCGATAATACACATGCTTGATGCCAGCGCCGTAAATTAACTTAGCGCAGTCCACACAAGGAGCATGAGTAATAAAGATACTAGCACCTTCTCCTGATTCAGAAGACTTTGCCAACTTAGAGATAGCGTTGGCTTCTGCGTGGATGACTTCTGGTTTAGTTACCAGTTTATATCTTTTCCAAGTGTCAGCGTCTTTGGGATACTGCTGTTCATAAACATCACCATCTTCACAGTAGACTTTATCTTCACAGTTGTTATCCCAACCAGCAGGTGTGCCATTATAACCAATAGATGTGATACGGTTATCTTTAACAACAACCGCACCTACATGTAGTCGCCTTGAACTTGACAACTGAGCGAATCGCTCGGCTGTGTCCATAAATGCTTCAATCCACTTTTGTTTCATTTTCCAAATCCAAATGGACACTTAGGGTCTTCCATAGCATCCATCGTTTCTTTTTCTTTCATCAATTTTTTATATCTAGTATTTCTAGAGCCTGAGCCAATTTCTGGAAACGATAATGGTATATTACCTTGTACTCCACACCACTCATCAAATGTAACTAAGTGGGTCTTCCATTCAATATCATTTTCTGTTATTGGTATCAAATGCATCATTGGTGTTCCAGCTAAAATAGTAAAGTCTGGAGAATCTTTTCTAACAAACATCTGTAAATTAGTCTGCGTTTGTAGATCATAATATGACAGTGCTGGTGGGATAATAAAATTATTGTTAAAATTATTAAGATTATATGTGGCAGGAATAATTAGAACTTTAATACCAGTCTTTTCTTTGATATGCCAGATTCCATGGAATTTAACATTAACAAAATCATCAAACATACCTGGAAATTGTAGCCTAGAATGTTCATGAACTTCTTGAGAAGAAACGCCCAATCTAGATTTTTTCTCTACAATAGCTTTATTGGGTTGACAAATGTAATCATCCCAGAATGGAATTATAGCACCTTGTTTATATAAACCATTGATACCACTACATAATTTCATAGTAGATGCTGGAACATCATTATTTGTTCTGGGGTCTGTCATAGTGACAGTTGGTGGCATCTGCTTGATGACTTCGGGGTAATACGGCATAGACTTGCGAATAGGATATATGTCATGAGCAGCACGATCATGCGTAAAGCAGTCAAACACAACTTTCTTTTTCTTAAACCAAAACATCATAATTTCATAATCCTATTGAGCACTTCATTGGCTTCTCTCATTCCATCTTCTTCCATCTCATCGTCAAACAATTCATCCTTGGCCATTTGGATCATAACCAAGACACGCATTGCATCTTCTCTGGACATAGCGTTGAGCATCATCTCGAATTCATCTGCTTCGAGACTCAGTAAAAAGAGGAGGAATCCTCTGTCTTCATCTTCAAGGTGTTGCACGTTTCTGTTCGACTGGAGGAGCAATAAAACCAGCTTCAGTTACAAGTTTAGCGGTAATCTTCTTATACAACTTGTGTAAGGCTTGATCTTTGATAGCGATAAGTGCTGTGGCTTCTTCTGGATGCACACCTTCTAGCAAAGAGATGAATAATGATTCACGCTTTAGTGGTGTAAGGTCTGCTCGGCAGAACACATACAAGCGACGCATCTCATTAAACAAGTTAGTCGGTGTCATACCCATAGGCTCAGCCGCTGGCTTAAATGGTGGTGTGCCTTCTGGAAGAATCATCTTCTTGGCTGGATCGAATGCATACTCGAAGGCTAGCTTTAGTACAGCATCACCCCTATAATTGTTAATAGCTTTTGGATCAGCATTGATCTCATCAAGCATTTGTGTCAGATATTTTCTCATTAAAAGTCCTCTAGGTCATCCAATAGTAGGCGACACTTATGTGTAATGAGATAGTTCATTATAGACATCTTGTCACCCTTCGGTTTGTTATTTAGATAGGTAACGATGACTTCTTCATCAACATCTGGTGGGATGTTATCGAATGCAACCAATACAGAGTTACGTTTCCAGTTACGTTTCTCTTCATCTGTGCGACAAGCATCGTAACCCAATTCAATAAACTCAGCAAGACGTTTAGCAGAGACTGGTTTCTGACGCTCACCTTTAACAAATACATCATCTTTGGAAAGAATGTTCGGGATACCATCGCCAGCATCACCCTTAACGATATGCTCAACCATAAAGTCTTGGATATCTTTCTTAGAAGCTGTGATAAACTTCTTGACCATCGGCGACCACTGATTCACATTTGAGTACAGTTGGAGTTGCTTGAAGTCTTTATCAGATGATAAGATCAAAACCTTCTGTGGTTCTTCAACAAGACCTTCTTGAACCAGTTGGTTAGATTGAACCCAACGAGTTAAACAAGCGATAACATCATCAGCTTCTGCTCGGTCTACGTGAACAACACGATATGGAAAGTGAGTGGCAATGTCTTCTCGCAACTCAGTCAACGTATCAAAGATTAGTTTCCAGTCTAGGTCAGATGCATCACGGTTCTTTTTACGAGAGGCTTTGTAGAATTCAAAGTATTCCTTGCGCCAGTACTTACGACCATCGCAAGCAATAACGATCTCTCCGTACTCTTTACCATACTTGCGTTTATACGACTTGATTGTGGATAAGGTTACATGACGAATAAGGTTCTTAACCTCAGACTCAGTACCTTTGAGTTCTCGTTGGAACGTAAGGATAGTGCTTAGGGCAACTTGGCTGTAATCAATTAAAATCATAATCTTGGGTCTTTTTTATTTAAGAAATGGGTGATACAAAACCTACCATCTCCTTTGTTGAAATCAAATTTATCGTTAGCTACCACAGGTGTCACACCATGCATGGTGCAACTTGGAAAAATAATAGCCCTATTTGGGATAGCTTCTATTGTTGCCTTTTTAGATTCATCTGCAGAGTAAAGAAAGACGTCTCCACCAGAAAACTTTTTATTATGTTTATTCTTAAATGCATAAACTAGAATAGTAAATATTGATGCATCTTTATGTTTATCATAATGGTCACCATCACCATAGTAAGACAATAGAGTAGATGGGCTGTCCATATCTCTATAAATTTTATACATGGGGTTTAATTCTATTACTTTTTTATAGAATTCATCTGATGTAAACTTAGAAAAGTTTATAGTAATAATTTTAGAAGTATTGGTGTTCTCAATAAAGATACCATGATTACTTTTAATAATACGAGAACCATCTTCAGATAATGCACCTGCAGTTTTGTTTGGTGGCATCAAAGAAGGTATCAGAGATATCTGCTCATCTACAATAGATTTATACTCTTCTTCATAATAAACCCCATCAACAACAATTGCATCTATACCTTCTGCAAGATAGTGGAATTCCATTAAAATGCTCCAAGCAAGATACACTCTTCATTCACTCGCCCATTTGGCACTGAAGGTTTGGTTGTTAGTTTCTTAAACGCACCATTGATAGCACGTTTACCCATCGCAAGACCTTTGAAGAATTCTTCTGGCTTGCGCAGTGTCATAGTCTTGGACTCTTTGATATCGAATCCGAGGATTGAAGTGCCTTTAACAGACAGAGTACCACCATCAGACTTATACACCGTCACCTTGCGGTACTTAGTATTATACACCCACAGTTCAGTGGCAGTCAAGATATCCTCTGCCTTACAAGACTTGAGATTAAGTTCAGCAAAGTCACGCATGAATTTCATCTTAGAAACCACTTTAGTTGGAGACACTGCCTTGCGTTTGCGTGGTGCACGATTAGCCTTAGCAGTCTGTACTTGTTGTTGGCAGTCAGAGATAATACCTTCTACAAATTCAGCAAAGCGTTTTAGTTCTCGCTTATTGAGATGGGAGTAACCTTCTACCAATTGTTCATCATTAGCTTCAATCGCTTCTCTAATTTCTTCGGCAGTACGCACAAAGATCTCTCCAATGCGTTTAGCAATAGGTCCAGCCACTTGATTAGCCAAGAGATAATTCTTTGTCGAAAAGTCAGACTTGCACTTATTGAGAACAAAGTCGTCAATAGCACCTTCAATTTCACCAGCAAGATCATGTGCCTTTTCTTCCATGCGGTCTTGAATTGATACTGTCGCCACTGGGACAATAACGGTTTTATCTTCTTTAATCTTTTTAGGTAATGCTTCTTTGCGGATGATATGAGTAACCATATTGTCAATGGTCTTCATATGGTCATCGCTCAGTACATTTTCATTTGACACGAGACGACAGAGCACACCAAGTTGGCGAACATCATAGTCATCTGCTTTATTGATAGCAAGCACTTCTGTTTTCTTGCCGAGTTTTGCGAAGTATTCCAAAGCGAATTTGCGAATCTTCTTTTCATCTACATTATCACGATACCAAACCAATGCGTTGGTCAGGGAAACATTGTAGTTGTCCTGATCCAACATTGGTTCGTCGATAGTCTTACGCAGGGTTGCGTGTGCTTTTGCACGTTTTGCGGTAGTCGCCATAGGTTCTTAGCCTCCAATTAATAATATATTATACCGCAAATCGGGTTAAGTGTCAAGCACTTTTTTGGACCCCTGTAACCTCCTCGTAGAGGGTCTCGAAGTCCTCGTGGTCTTGTTGCTCTTGTGTAAAGTTCTGCTTGTGGTAAGTCTTTGCAATCTTATTGATGATTTTCTTTGGGAGTTGGAACTCAGCATTGAGTTCTTTCACGATCTCTCGAATCAAATCACTCTCTGCCTCTTTGCGAGTCATTGAGTTGCTAATCTCTTGGATAGCGTCTTTGAACTTTTTACGGTCTGCTGGGGATGAAATCATATATTTCCTTAATCACTAGATGAAGAGCCACTATCAGAAGAAGAACTGTCCGAGTAGCTAGAAGAAGAATCGCTAGAACTGTAGCTTGAATAGCTAGATGAACTAGAAGATTCGTAAGAAGAAGATGGAGTTGGAGTGATAGTTGGTGTATCGTTATCCCAACGAACTGAACCAGATACAGTATCAGAAGAACTGTTCATTGCATTCTGAAGAATCATCATGGTCAACATATCACTGTTGTCATCAACAGCAACAGGACGACGATCTGCATAACGATTTTGATGAGCACGAGTCTCAGTCACTTTAGTTGCAGATACTGGAGTTGTAGACCACTGAGACATCTTAGATCGACGTTCAGCACGGGCTTGGCGTAGTCGTTCGTTGTTTTCTTCAATCTCACGCATCACACGTTCATGGCGTTCTTTTTCAAGACGAACACTACGACGATGCGCCCAGAAGATGCCAGCGCATAGAGCACCAAATGCTAATGCGAATGCAATTTCATATTCCATAATTAAGCCTTGAACTTAAGAGTACTTTCGCCTCGGAAGAACATACCCAATACAACCACAGCACACCAAGTATCAAACGACACTGGAATTGCAGCTGCTGGAATCAACATGTTCACTGACCAGATAACAGCCAAGGGGAACAAAACCACCACTGCAATAACCAACAACAAAATCAAAATTTTACTCATAATAATCACCTTTTAGTAAGAAATAACTGAACTCAAACGGAAAGAGCGCCATTCGCTTTTTTCCATATCGAAAACTCGGATAGCGGATCCAACAGTGCTGCTAGTTTGCGCCTCTGTTGACTTTGGTCGCTTGTCTGCTGGAATTTTAGACTCGACAAGGGTGCATCGCATGGTACGCTCTGTACCATCTGCTTTGGTAAACTTGACTGTGGCTTCATTAGTGCGCAATTTTTCAAGAAGATTTTCCTTTAGAAGATCAAGGTTGGTTTGTTCTAGGCTCATCATCAAATCTCTCTTTCATATTATATAAGAATGGTTTAAAAAACTCATCAAACTCACGGTTGGTAAATAACATCTGGTACTTGTTGTCCAAGATGTAATCACCAGTATCATCGGGCAGCTGTTTACGAAGTGTGACCTCAATGACATCATAGTCATGCTCAATCACATCTACAGTAGTCATAAGACCACCACGAAACAACTCACCCTTGTAAAGAACTTTGCTCTCTTTCATAAGACTCTTTCTTGTGCTTAGGTTTGCGATTGTACTTAACCTTGCTCTCAACTACACGCATGCGGTACTTGGGAGTTCGAAGGTCTTTTGCGACCAAGTCTCTAGGTTTCATACTTTTATTATACGCCATATCTTCTTACAAAGCAACTTTCATTGTAGTGTCTCGTGGGTTGCAAACGGTGTCTTCTGGTCTGCAATTAGTTCAAACAATAATTCTTCTACTTCTTGTAGTTCTTCTATTGTCACATCAGTCGCAGGGAGTTCACCTTGCAACACTCTCATCATAACTGCCTGACGATCTTCTGTCATTCTTTCTCTCCAAAAATGTTGGACCACTTACGCAGTTTCTCATACTTTGCTGCCTTAGCTTGCAAGATGATATCATTACTAACAAACTGTCGATCAATAAGAATATCAATCATACAAAGCAAGTCACCTATTTCTTCTTCCAAGTGGGCTTGATTAGTCTTACCATTATGACTGTCTGCAACACCGAATCGAAAAACTTTACTGATAGCTTGAATAACCTCAGCACATTCTTCTTGAGTGATTAACAGAACCTCTTGGTTCCCTTCACTAAGTTCTTTCAACGATTGTTCCATCGTCACGCTTAATTCACTCATACAACTCTCCAATATCAAATTCAAAACGCTCAGCCATTTGCTTTAGCTTTTCTTCAGGTACATTGTGGATGTTACCCCAGTTAGACTGACACACCATTACAGTTGGAACAATACCAAACTCTTTTGCAAGATCAAAGTAAGGTTTTAATTCTTTCTTTGTAGTAAACGTATTCGACACTACTGGACTTTGGCCATGTGTCATCATCTCACGAGTCTTATCTAAACACCATTTGTGTGCTTCAGCTAGACGAGTATACTCGAATTTGTACTCACCGTCAACCATCCAAAATTGGTCAGTCTCTAGATGCCAGTACCAACCAATCAAGTTCTTAGCAAGAGTGGACTTACCAGAACCTGGAAGACCACGGATTAAAAGCAGTTTCATATTTATTCCTCAATGAACCCTAACACAGTGAATTATGTCCTAAGTCAAGTGGTTTGTCAAGGGATAAATGAAAACCCCTCTTTGCAGAGGGGTTATTCTAGTTAGAAAACTAAAGGATCACAATAGTTCTTTAAATGTAAAAGCCATCCATACGTCTAACTTGGTAGAGTTATCAACACGACGCATACATAATGTCAACATATTTGGTGTAGTACCACCATGCATAGTCGCAGGGGCTTCATCTCCACTTGTATTTTTACCAATCATCACACCACTATGTCGCATAACAGCACCATTAGGGGTAAAACTATTACCTGTGTTAGAACCATACTTATCTTGATATAATCGATATTGAATTTTTGTGCCAAGACTTGACCAAGATGGAATCGCTGTCCCAGAGATATTTAACTCACCTTCGTACCATTCATAAACGATAGTTGATTGATTGGCATTATTATTACCAATTTCATATTCAATAATTTCTAATAAATCTGCAACAGTAGTGCCTGATGGATTAACTCGAAAACTCATCACTGGGCGCATAGTGTCATCCATAGTCCATCCACGGTTGACGTTTATAGAAGCATTATTATATGCAAATAAAGTTCCAGCTGATTCTGCAACAACAGCATTTATATCATTAACAACATTCACGTAATAGTCTTGTTCGTGTGACATTTAGTTTCCTTAGATCGGTAACCAAAGCCAGATGCCTTGGGTCATTAGTAATAGGGCAAGAGCGCCCACTCCCCAAGAACCCCAATACATGCGAGTGTCAACTGCAATGATGGAGGCTGATAGTAATACGATAGCTATCTGGAATAACATACCAGAGAATGTCAACCATGGGCTATGTAGCTTGGCTTCATTACGCATCTCTTTTAGATGAGTTGCTTTGGCAAGTAGTTCTTTCTTACCTTCCATTGACTTTGGGTCAGACTCGTAACGGTCGATCTTCTTTTGTAAAGCAGCCTTACGTTCTGGAGACTTAGCTTCTTCTAATTGACCTTCAGCGATAGCTTGTTTGATAGACTTGGCTTGAAAGAAGCCATATGTATCACTGGCTTCGATCAAGTTGGTCATGGCAGTGCCACTAAATGAGTTAGAGTAGTAAGTGTTCAGCGCTAAGAACAACGCCATAACAACGATTACTAAACCTGCTTTGTCTTTGATCGCAGCTTCACGTTCGCTGCGTGTCGGTACTTTTTTGATTTCTTCTGCCATATAATTCCTTTTCGTTTTGATTATTTATTACTTGATAAAAACTAGAACCTTGGATATAATTACGGCTATACCAACTACGCACATTAAAGCAACACCACCTAGGATTATAATAAGCCCTGCAGCCATTGCAAGACTATATTC